AAAAGTAAGAAAAATCAAGCTTTTGTAAAGGATGCTATTGGTAAAATTAAAAGAGACCCTAACCTGTCTGATGAAAGCTTACTTCAAATATCAAAGAAATACGGAGTAACTCAAAGAATTTTTGACGTAGCTTCTAGTTTTATGCGTGTACCTGAAAGAGTTTTAAGAAGAGATTCTTTTATGGCACACTATTTACAAGCTAAAAACAAATTTGGTGGTGCAATTAAAGATTACAATTCGCCATTCCTTATTAATATAGCAAAGCGTGGCGTTAAAGGTACACAGTTCCTTTATTCAGCCCCGTATAGACCAATGTGGACAAATAGTACCTTGGGTAGGGTGATGTCTAGGTTCCAGCTTTGGAGTTGGAATAGTGTTAGATTTAGAAATGATGTTGTTAAACGTGCTTATATTGCCGGTTACCAAGAAGGTACACCTGAATTTGACACATTTAAAAGATTAGCTATAGCTGACGCTTTTATGCTTGGTATGGCTAATATGTTTCAATATAGTTTGTTTGAAAACGCTTTACCCGCTCCTTGGAATTGGTTTCAAGATACAGCAGATTATCTTATGGGAGATGAACAAGCTAGAGAACGAGCTTTTTACGGTTCGCCTATAGGTCCATTTCAAGCTGTAACACCTCCTTCATTGCGTTTGTTACCTCCTATGTTTAAATGGATGATGAACGATGACGCTAGTGAATTAACAGATTATTACCTATGGACAATACCACCTTTTGGCAGACTGACTAGAGACATAATAGGTCCCGGAGGTATGATAGAAAATCCATATTATTCTATAACTAAGTTTACTGGTATGCCAATTATGCAAGCGGCAAAACTCATTAAAGGTGAGAAACCAGATGCTATAAAAGGGAAATTTGTATACTAATGTCAGCTAAAACTTTTATAAAAATGGCTAAACAAAAATTTAATTCTAAAGCTTTTAAACAAGGACTTGAAGAAAGTGCAAACGAATTATCATCTAAAAAAGGCACTATTCTGGCAGGTGCTGGCTTAACTGCTGGTGCAGGTTTAATGATAGCTGAAAAGAATGATTTTGTTGACTTAGGTGATGAAAGAACACAAAGCTTAGCTAAAGGTATAGCAATAGGTGGTAGTGCTATTGTTGGTGCCTTAGGCGCTGCTAAAGCCGCTAAGGTAGCAGGACGTTTATTAAATAAGACAAAAGAAACTCCGTGGAAAAATGTTAGACGTACTGGAGTTACTGAAACAATTATGGGAAATGCCGATAATACTCTAATGTCTAATCCTTTAGCTCCAGATAAAAAACTTAGTTTTTATGGTCCCGGCGGAGCTGTTAATCAATTAGGTGCTGTTGCTGAGGAAGGTTGGTCTGCTTTAAAAAGAGGTACTTCTCGATTTTTTGATGCAGAAACTAGCATAGCTTCTAAAAGAGTTCCCGGTGTAAGCACACGTACTGCTGAACAAATAACTACTTTAGAAAAGATTGCACAGGAAACAGAGTTAGGTCTAAAGTCTATGGTTAGCAAACAAGGTGAAAAAGGTTATGCAACTGAATTAAAAAAAGTCTTAGCTCCTCTTAAACAATCAGTTAAAGTAGTTCATCATAAAGTTGTAAATGATTATAGTAATTCAGGAATATTTAATGAGTATTTTCAAGACAATACTGTTGTTTCTGATTATGTTAGAAAGTTTTTAAAAGCTGAAACGTATGAAGGTATAGTAAAACAAGCTAGCGTTGCTCGAGGTATTGGTAAAGAGTCTATTGATAATATGCTTAACGTACAAGGTCTTAAAACTCCAATAGAAAAAATGAAATATGTCCAGTTAAATAACAAAGGCGTTAGTATGGGCGATATGTTAAGAGATATACAATTTGACCCAAGAGTTTACAATGTATTCCAAAATATGGGTAAAAAAGGCTTAACTAAAACAGATGAAGTTTATGATGCTATGAAAGAATTTTTTCCAAACGTAAAAAAACTTAAAGATGGTCAATTGCAAATTATAATGTCTCCTAAAATGAAAAGTAATTTTGATTGGGGTGGTTCAGCAGGTTCTGTTACTTGGAACCCTAAATCTCCTGATAAAGTTAAATTTTTTAGTACTGATGCTAGAGATTTATTTGGTATGAAATTAGGCGATGATGTAATAAACGTATCTACTATTAAAGAAATTAAGATACCTAAATTTATTGACAAAATGAAAAGGGAAACAAATAAGCCGACACGTGGACCTGATAAAGTAAAGCGTGCAGAAAAACGCCCTAAAGAATACAGAGAAATGGATGTGGATTCTATTAACACTGTTACAAATAACACTTTAATAAGTAAAAGTGATTATGAACGATTAAGGAATATACCTGCTGAATTTAATAAAGCGAAGCTAGATGTTCGTATGAAAGGAGCAACTATGAAAGAATCTATTGAATTTGTTGGTACTAGAGCGGCAACTGTTTCTGGAGGTATGGCTGGATTATATGGTTCATATGCTTTAGCTTTTGGAGATGATGAGTAACGCTCCGTCCTCGCTCCGTCCTCGCTCCCTCGATTCCTGTTAAGAGCTGATTTTAAAAAAGGGGCACTTTACGAATGCCCCTTTTATCTTTCATTACCATTCCCGTAATCCGGGCACTACACAGCTGTCGAAGTATTGGCAACCGGAACTAACCGTGCAGTCTTTCCCTGCTTTTTTTGTATTAAGTATTTGGCGCAGTCCTACCGCATTTTTTGACTTCTTAGTCTGAATAATAACGCCTAAACACTTGCCTCTATCATAGTTTGCACAATGAGCTCTAGCTGATGTCTCTGCTTGTTTCATTAGTAACCTGTTAGAGTTCCGTCTTTAGACGCTCTGTATTTACCTGATTTAACAGCACGTTTAGTATCACCAGCATATAAAGTTTTACCTTTGCTACCTCTTGCAGCACAGTATGTTTTACATCTGTCACACTCTGTATGTAGTCTAAAATGCTTTATGCCTCTTAGTTTACCACATACGCAACGTATATTGTTGTCAGTTCTTGCTACTAATTTTTCCCTTTTAGATTGTTTTAATTTAATATGTTTCATTGTAACTCCTTTATTTAATTAGGGGGCTTCTATTTAACGCCAACCAAACAGAATAACCTGATTTCATTTGTCATCTCTTCTTCCAGTAAATTAATACAAAACCTAAGCAGTGATGCTATCGTGAGTTATAGTATTAATTCGCTTTTCGTACCGAAGTACCTTTGAAAAGACTTTACTATGAAAACAGAAACCCCCTAATATTTTAGTCGCAGTTAGAACCCGGTATACATTTTGTAGGACCGTTAATGTCTTCTGCGTTCATTGCTACGTTAATCGGATTTTCACATTGACCAATTCTCTTGTCATCTTCGTAATCCCAATTAGAGTTGCTTTTCATTTTAGTAATTAAGTCCAGTATCTGATTTGCTTCGGACTGTTGATTTTCTTCCCAAGCGGCGGAATGTAACATATGAAGACCTTTAAAGATAGTAGATAAATCAAAAGGCTGTACTGTCATTTTGTTTGCTTTAGCCTCTTCTTTATCTGCTTTAAGTTCAAGTATATAGGCAGTTAAGTATACTGTTAAGTCCAGTATTTCATCAACTGCTTCATCTATATTGGATAGATTCCTTTCCCTTCTTATCGGTACTTCTCTGCCGTATTCTTCCCAGCCTTTGTCTAATCTCTGTTTAATGAGTTCAACTATTTGGTCATTTATACCCATTAGTATCTGCCTCCTTTAGCAAGTTTTCTCATTACGTAACTACGCAGTTCGTCTGGTAGTTCACCTACTAATTGTATTAAGACTACAAAATCTTTTTCATCTAGTGGACCTTTCCTAGTGTTGCACGTTCTACATATTAATTGCAGATTGTCTTTAGTGCTTTTACCATCTTTTGATAGTGGCACTATATGGTCACAAGCTATAGTTCTAAAAGTTAATTGTTTATCGCAATAAACGCACCCTTTGCCATATATCTCCATAAATAATTGTCTTATTTCTTCTGATGATATTTCAAATTCTACGTTATAATGCTCACTACGTCTTTTTAAAGAACCTTTAAGGCTTGACATCTTAGATGAAAGCTTTTTGTACGCCTTTTGCCAGTACGTTCTATGCACTGGCTCAAGGACTTTCTTAAAATCGTTTTTATTTAAGAGGATTGACAAGGTATTTTCTTTTTGCATATGGAGTACTTCTCCATTTTCCTTTGACAACGACTCTATCTCGTAGTTGAGCTAGTCGATTCCAACCAGCTCCACCTTTTTCTATTTGACCTTTCTTAAGCATACCTTCGTACACTTTAATAAGCGCGTCTAAAGATAAATGCGAATCAGCGCTTTTTACTTTAAACATTTTCATTAATTGTTTCTCTAATTCAGTTTTTGGTTTAGAGATTTCAAAGGGTACTGCAAGGTCTCCTTTATGTTCATCTTTCATAACTTTTTCCAAATAGTTTTGGCTCGATTATAAAGACCTTTGCGAGGCTTTCTGCCGTGGGCAACGTCTACTTTATATTCGATACGGTTAAGTCTGACGGTCATACTCAAGAAAAACAAGAGCATAAAAAAGACATACGCTTCCCAAGCTAATAGAAAGGGGGCTGTAGTCTCCATCATTGATTCTATGTAAAACTGTATTCTTTGCATTATGTTACTCCTTATTTATAAAACAGAGGAGGTAAAGGAAAATGTAAACCCCCTCTGCTTTGTGACGATGCTAAGCTAAACAATACTCAGCATATTTGTTCCCAGTATGGGATTTTACTCTTTCCATAACTACGTTATGTCCTAGGGCTCTAATTCTATGAATTACTGCCGCTAGTCTAAAGCACCCACATCTGTTGAGAGCCATCATAGGCGTTACCTTAACACCTGATTCTAGCAACTCTAAAATTACTACTGTTTGCGATTTTCTATTTCTAGGCATCTGTTATTATCCTCCATAACAAAATGAATGTGTATTCCAAACCGATGAAGCGACACGTTAAAATCTATCCAGTCATTGTCTAAAACAAATCCAAACTGAAAAACCCTTAACAATGTAACGCAAAAACCACCAACTGGGAAAGCTATATCTAATAACTTACCCATCAAGACCTCTTTACCCGTTTAACTTTTGCTATAGTAGCACCGGGTACATCAACTCCTGCTGTTAGTTCCTTACGCATAGTTTTTTTATCAATCTTAGTTGTCTCAACTACATACTTGAAATTATCAGGTATGGCGTCTTCATCAACTATTGCTACTGGACCATAGGTTTCATAAAGCTTGTATCTTGCAGTATCTGTTTCATAGACACCATTAATCCCAACTTCTTGAATAACCATAGGTATTAGAGTTTCATTAAAGTATTTCTTTAACGACTCTGTAGCTTTTCTTCTAACTGATAATCGTAACTGTTCTTTCTTCAACGATTCAATTTCAGCATCAATTAAATGCTGTTTTCTGTCAATTTCGACCATAAAATGGTCAATTCCATCAACCTTTTTACTAATGTCTTCTCGAGTTACTTCTAAAGCACTAGTTATGACTAGAGACTCTTCTTCATCTGCATATTGTAATTGCATATCCAAATCAATAAAGTTTCCAACCAATTCTCTTGTAGTTTGTTTAACTGCCATCCTCATCCTTTCCAGTCTTTACTGACTGCGTTTTCGATTATTAACTCAAGCTCTTTACGCATACTGCGTTTATTAGCTTGCGCTCTTTTTTGTAATTTGAGCTTAATTTCTGGCTCAACTTCTGTTTTGACGACTAGCTTAAGTGGAACTGGCATTATGCCTCCTTGGTAATCTGAAAGATGGTGTCCAATCCAAGTCAACCTCGAATAAATCACCATCACTGTTTTTGAATAAAGAAACAGTCTTACCGGTAACATCTTGCTTTCCATTAATACCGATTACTTTACGAGAAGCATTCTCTATTGCACCTGAGCCTTTACCAGCATATATGTCAAGAATTTGATTTCTTGAGTATTCTCTGGCTACTTGAGATATTTGTATTATTATTATATCAAGGTTTACTGCTAGGTTAGATAGATAATGAGATACGTACCTTACTTGTTCGTATTCTCCTCGTATACCCTTAGGTACTTCTACTAAATCAATATAATCAATTACAACTAAATTAGGTTGCAAGTCTCGTATTGCTTTTTGTATCATATCTGGGGTAGGTGCGACTGTTTGTATGTTTAAATGCTGTAAGTACTTATTGTAATTTTCACTAACATACTTGTAGTTCGCTGTAACATCGTCTTTACTCATCCCGCTAACAATTTGTTGATTACGTCTGTGCATATACCAACCACTTAGTTCGAGTGATAGGTACAACGTAGGAATTTGCCATTCCTGTTTAATCTCATCATTAGCAAAATCATAGCCTAGTGCTATGTTTTGGGCTAACGCTGTTTTGTTAGCACCTGTTGGACCGAATATAGTCACCAGTTCTCCCGGATATATAGTACAGTCTTTATCTTTTAAGCCAAACATACGTGCAAGGTCTATCTTCTTACCCGTAAAATCTGTCTCTAGTCTTTCTTCTAACTCCTTTTGGAGGTCGTTAGATGTTTTTATATCCACGAGATAATCCTTATTTTTGTAATGCACACATTTAGGGCTACATACTTTTGCAAGTAGCTCATCGTGACAACCATATTTATATCCATAGTTATAAGTAGATTCAACTTTATCTATAACTATCTGCGGATTTAATTGATTATCATTCCAGTGTAACAAAGAAGCCTTCGTTGCGTCTGAAGGAATCCCGTTACGTCTAAAGTGTGACGCTATGCGAAGCAAAGTATGATTACGATTGCCTTTGGTTGGTCCGTCATTGTACATTTTCTGCACACAAGGAACAACATTAGTTGGTTCGTTAATCTTTTGCATACTTCTAACTTTAGGAACTTCTGTTACAATGTGTTCAGATAAAGAGCCATCACCCCACAGGTCACTTACACCGAAGTCTAAGCGTCTACCTGAAGCAAGTGCTACTATATCTGAATATGTTGATGTACGAAGCTCTGTAGTTGTTAGAGGTATTTTGTATAGCGATGATTTTACATTGAATGTATGTGCTATTCTTATGATTGAAGTTCTTGTATAAACTGCTGGGTCAGGTCCAAATTCATCAAGCATCTTCATCATTGTTGCCTTTACAATAAAAGGTAAGTCTGGTGAAGGCTTAAATCCAAACACTTCTGCTGATAAGTCTATGTGGTAACCAGTACCGCTATAGTATATAGCATAATTGCCATCCTTTAAGTTCAATTCCTTATTTAAATGATTAAGAATCTGTTGTGTCCTACTTAAAGTATATTCGTCTGAATCCTGTCCTCTGTCTATATCAATAGGAACTGTATTTATATATCGTGTTCCGAGAAAGTTCTTTATAGAACCACTGGCTTTCATAAATGCTAAAGCCTCTTCATCGTATCGGTAAACTGATTTATATATAGCTTGTCCTTGACCTTGTTCATAAACAATGTCCCATACATCTTCTAAAGGAACGAGAGTCCCCCTTTTGGAGGGACTCCCGATTGCCATTTCAACAAACATTAGAACGGCATTGAGTCGTCTTTTGCTGGTTGAATACCACCGTTGGCAACTGGTGGCACTACCCCTTCCGCAACCTCTTTAATAAGATTTTTAGACTTCATAAAGTCTATGTAACCCATTAGGTCTTTCTTACCATCAGCAGTATTAGAAGTAATCTTTGGAAACACAGTTGTATACGACTTAGAAGGGTCTTTACGACCGGGTTCTTTGTATATATACGCTGTATAGTCCAAAGTCGGGTTAAGAGGGTCAGTCACGTGATGTGTATTTAAGTAATTGACTATGTCAACACTATTACCATCAGCGTCTACCATCTCACCCTTTACGTTAGGTCCACCATCGAATCCGATAGTGTCAAAGAGCCAATAAAGTCTCTTTAATAACGTACAGGTTTTGATATTACCGTTAGGCTCTTTGTCAAATGACCC